CGGCAGCACACCGCTCGAGGGCGGCGGCGGATCCGGCACGCCTGGCCCGCCTGGTGCCACGGGCGCAGCTGGCGCCGCGGGCCCGGCGGGCGTCGCCGGCACACCAGGCGGCCCGATGGGCCCGGTCGGCTACCCTGGCCGCGACGGTGAAGACGGCGCCGATGGCATCGACGGCCAGCCTGGCGCAAAGGGCCCGGCCGGTGCGCCTGGCGCGCTGGGGCTGCCTGGCGCTCGAGGATTCGACGGCATCGACGGTGAAGACGCGATCGATGCGGTCTGGCCGTTCGCCCCGACGCCACCGACACAGCGCGGCGGCCTGGTGCTGCTCGAGCAACACGTCGCCGCAGCATCAGCCGTGCTCGATTTCACCACCTGCATCAGCGCACTCTACGACGAGTATCTGATCGAGCTGATTCATGTGCTGCCGGCGACGGCCGCGGCAAACCTGCTGCTGCGCGTGTCGACGGATGGCGGCGCGACCTACGACGCGACGGCCAACTACTACACCGCGCTGGCGGTCTGCTCGAATACGGCCGGCGTCGCCGTCGTGCAGGTGAACGCGGGCACGTCGTCGCAGATATTCGCAGCCGTCGACAACACGGCCTTTGCCGGCGGCGTCGCGGGGTTTCTGCGGCTGTTCGATCCGCTGTCGGCGATCGTGCGCTGCATGTTCAAGGTCGCCGTGCTCTGCGCGCGGGCCGGCGACGCGGCGACCGGCGAGGGCATGACGCTCTGGAACGTGGCCACGGCCGTGAACGCTTTTCGGTTTCTGTTTTCAGCGGGCAACATCGCGAGCGGCACGATCCGCGTTTACGGGATCGCGAAGTAGGAGACTCGAATGCCACGAACCCCAAAGCGCCTGGTCGGCCCGGCCCTGGTCGCCACCGGCCCGGCGACCGTCTACACCGTGCCGGCGGCCACGAAGACGCTGCTGCGTCACATGCACATCCAGAACCCGAGCGGCGCGGCCGTGACGTTCTCGCTGTCGATCGGCGCCGATGCGGCGGGCACCAGGCTCTGGGACGCCTACAGCATTCCCGCGGCAGCCGCCGGCGTGAGCGACAACGTGCGCGACATCCCGCTCTACGTCGTGCTCGAGACGACCGAGATCGTGCAGGTGAAAGCCGGCACCAACAACATTCTCACGCTGACGATCAGCGGCGACGAAATGACGCTGGGCTAGATGGCTGAACCGCTGACGAAGAACGCGGCCGATCGCGAGGCGCAGCGCTGGGCGCGCCGCAAGGAGAAGCAGCGCGCGATGCAGAGCCAGGCGGCCCTGCACGCCATGCTCGAGGATCCGACCGGCCGGCGCGTGCTGTGGGATTTATTGGAGCTGGCTGGAGTCTACAAGTCGGTATTCGCCGCCGGCGCGCCCGACCTGACGGCCTGGCAGGCGGGCCGACAAGACTACGGCCACGAGCTGATCGTGCTCATGTTCAACGCGAACGATCGCGGCTACGCCACCATGCAAGCGGAGGCAGTCGAGCGACGCCGGCGCGAAGACGCAGAGATCGCGGCGCAGCATACCGCTGGCGCCGACACCAACCAGGAGAGCCCCGATGGCAACCGCAGCAGCGACGAGTAAAACGGCCGACCCGAAACCAGGCGAGACGACACCGGCAGCCGGCGATCCGAAGCCAGGCGAGAAGCCGGCGGCCAGGACGCCCGAGCAGCAGGCGGCCGACGACGACGCTGCAGCAGCGGCCAAGAAGGTCGACGACGACAAGACAGCCGCGCAGAAGGTGATCGACGACGCGGCAGCAGCGGCAGCCGCGGAAGCGGCGAAGGGCAAGAAGACGGACGACACCGGAGCGCCGGAGAAATACACGCTCAAGGTGCCGGAGGGCGGGCGGATCAGCGATGCCGATCTGAAATCGGTTGAAACGCTGGCACGCGCCGAGGGCTGGACGAACGATGAGGCGCAAGCCCGTCTCGAGCAGCACGCGCAGCAGATCGACGCGATGAGCACACGGTTCATGGAGCAGACGGCCGCCGACCCGACGTATGGCGGTGACAAGCTCGAGGCCACAACCAAGAACGCAACGGCGGCGCTGAATCGCTTCAGGCCGGCCGGCACGCCCCGCGGAGATGCACTCCGCGAGATGCTGAATCGCACCGGCTACGGCAATAACCTCGAATGGGTGAGCCTCATGGCCGACATCGGTGCAGCAATGGGCGAGGACATCCCGCAGCCCGGTAGTCGCGCGGCCGTGCCCAGCACGACCGAAACGATCGCCGACAAGCTGTATCCCGACAAGAAGTAGGAGCTGAGAAATGGCCGCACTCGGAACCGGAAATCTGACCCTCGCCGATTGGGCGAAGCGGTTGGATCCTGACGGCAAAGTGCCGTCGATCGTCGAGCTGTTGAATCAAACCAACGAAGTGCTCGACGACATGCAGTGGCGCGAGGGCAACCTGCCGACCGGACACCGCACGACCGTGCGCACCGGACTGCCGGCGGTCGCCTGGCGCTTGCTCAATCAGGGCGTTACCCCGTCGAAGTCGACGACTGCGCAGATCGACGAACAGGCCGGCATGCTCGAGGCCTGGTCGGAGGTCGACACCGATCTGCTGAAACTGAACGGCAACGAGAAGGCGACGCGGCTGTCGGAGGCCATGGCGTTTCTCGAGGCGATGAATCAGGAGATGGTGCAAACGCTGTTCTACGGCAACGGCGGCCTGGCGCCGGAGGAGTTCACCGGCCTGTCGGTGCGCTACGCGACGACCGCGGGCGGCGCGGCCAACGCCGACAACATCATCAAGGCCGGCGGTGTGGGCGCCGACAACACCTCGATCTGGCTGGTGTGCTGGGGCCAGGAAACGATCACCGGGATCTTTCCCAAGGGATCGAAGGCTGGGCTGCTGCATGAAGACTTCGGCGAGGTGACCGTCGAAATGGTCGCCGGGCTGCCGGGTTCGCGCATGCGCGCGATGCAGGAGCGCTGGCAGTGGAAGGCCGGCATTGCGCTGAAAGATTGGCGCTATGTCGTCCGCATCGCGAACGTCGACGTGTCCGACGCCGGCGTGCTGAACGCCAAAACCATCATCAACGCGATGGAGACGGCGACGGAGACGGTGCCGAACCGCCTGGGCTCGCCGGTGTTCTACATGAACCGGACGATGCGCCGGCTGCTGCGCAAGCAGGTGCGTGAGGGAGTCGGCGGCGGCGGCGGTCTGACGTTCGAGAATTTCGCCGGCAAGCGGATCTTGACGTTCGACGGTGTGCCGATCCGTGTCGTCGACCAGCTGCTCAACACCGAGGCCCTGGTCCCCTAGCTCGACTCGCTCGAGCAGCCGGATCGTTCATCGATTTGCAGTTCACGCACACAGGGAGTTAGCACCATGTTTCTAGACGCTCTTGGCCTGGTGTCCGACGCGCAGGCGTTCGGCGCCGCGGCTGTTTCCACCAACTCGATCGACCTGGGCAACGTCACGCCCAAGCGTCAGATCGGCACAGGCGAGCCCATCGGGTTCGGCTTCCAGATCGACGTGTCTGGCACCGTCGCCGCCAGCCTCGTCGAAGTCATCAGCACGACCGACGCCGCGCTGACTGCCGGCATCGTGGTCGAGGGATCGCTGCTGATCCCCCTGGCCGCGGCGCTCGCCGGATCGCTGTGGTTTGTCCCGATGCCGCAAGGCCGACCGACCCAGCGCTTTCTGGGGATCCGCGTCACGACCGCCGGCGGCACGATCACCGCAACGTCGTGGCTCACCACGCACGCGCTGTTCTCCGTGCTCGCGCAGCCCTACGCCAAAAACTATCAGGTGTAGGTTCTCGATCGTTCGATCGTTCGGGCATTTGGCGCCGGTGGCTCATTCCGAGCTGCCGGCGCATCGCCACATCAGGGAGTCAGTCAGATGTCAAAAAAAGCACCGTCCCCCCGTCGACGCGCCAGCACACAGAAGGCCGCGGAGGATATGCGCGCCGGCAGCGATCAGCCGGCCGGCACTGTTGCCGACCAGCGGCCGAATCAATCGGCCAGCACCGACCTGGTGCAGTCGCCGGCGCTGCCGGCACACCAGCAGCCGCCTGTCCCGCGACATGGCGCCACGCGACCCGTGGCCAGCACCATCCAGCCGGCGCACCCGGCGCGCGTCGACACCAAGGGCCGCAACATCGGCGACGAGGATCGGAACAACGAGGAAGGCACCAAGATCAAGCGCAGCCGCAAGGTGCGCGCGATCGCGACCGGCTACTACGGCAACATCCGCCGGCGCGTCGGCGATGTGTTCAAGATTCGGCCGATCTACAAGATTCGGCAGAGCACCACGACGGGCGATGTGCCCCCGTCGCGCGGCAAAGACGATCCGCTGGTCGAGATCGACGAGTTCAGCGAACGCTGGATGGAAGACGTGGACGCGAGCACGCCCGAGCGCGTCACGACCGGCGCTGAGGAGCTGAAAGCGATTCACGATCGCGAGCAGGCCGAGCGGCACGCCGGCGGCGGTCGACGCGGCGACAACGTGATCGGCGACACCGACGACGACGAGTAAGTCGACCCTCTACCCCACAACGGAGACAGCGGGCGCCGGCGGCTGATGCAGCAGCCAGCCGGCGCGCGGGCAGCCAGGTGCGAAACGAATGGCCACAAAAAACGTGTATCTGGTTTACCTGATCAACCTGACCGACAAGGCCCTGGTTGAGACGCTGCAGGGCACGCCTGGCGTCGGCGGCGCGATCGGCGCGGTGATCATGGCGCCCGACGTCGCCGCGACCACCTACAGCGCGGTGAAGCTGACGACGAACCTGTCGGCCTTCATCCCGCCCTGCCTCTCGAGCGAATGGTTCACGGCCGGCAGCGATTTTCCGACGAACGTAAAAGAGTTCACGCGCAAGTCGGGCGGCTGGTTTGGCATCAGCTGGCTGTTCGGCGACACGACGCATTACTACTGGCGCGGCAAGTTCACCTATGCGCCGCCGGAGGTGCCGACGATCGAGGGCGTCGAGGTCGACGCGCCGGAGACGCTGCAGGCGGCCCGGTGGACCGATGGCTTTGAGCTGCCGACGACGGGCGAGGGCGGCACCAGCAACAACCACCACAGCCGCGCAGCCTCGAGACACTGCGACGGCATGGGCTGGTCGATGCTGAGCCACACCGAGCTGCGCAGCCACAACCTGAACGAGAATTTCCCGGCGCTGACCAGCAACAAAAGCTGGGAGCGCTTCTACATGCGGCCCGTGCGGTTCCCGGCCGCGGCGACCACGTTCTGGCGCTCGAGAGGATCCGTCGAAGGCGCGACCGGCATTTCGCTGCAGCTGACACCTGGCGGCTCGATCGCGGTAATGCAGGTAAGCAACGTCGGCGCGGAGACGTTGATCGCGTCGACGGGCGGGCTGCCGCTGAACGTCTGGCAACGGATCGATCTGCTGATTCAGTTCGGCCTGGGCGCCACGCTGCGCATCGTCATCAACGGCACGCAGGTGCTGAACGTCGTGGGCTTCGCCGCGTCAGGCTTCGCGACGCTGAACCGCGTGCATATCTCGAGCGAGATCGGCACGACGGTCGCGAACGACGCCGGCATCCACTTCGACGACTGGACGAATAAAAGTTACCCGCTCACCGTCGACGGGCTCGACTGGCTGAACGGCACGAAGCTGCAGCTGATCTCTCCCACGGGATTCGCCCCGAGCAACGTCTGGGCTGGTGACTTCCGCACGCTGCTGCAGAACCCGCGGCAAGGATCGGCCGACAGCATTACGAGCGTCGTGCCGGGCGGGCAGCTGGCCGTGACGACCGACGCCGAGGCCTGTGTCGACGCCCTGGTCGGTGCGCGCGGCATCGGATCGCTCGTCGTGTGTATCTACAGCTCGCAAGGCGGCGCGAGCGGCAACCTGGGTTACAGCTTCAATGGTGTGCCGACGATCGCGCCGATCGTCGAGAGCGGCGGCGCCGGCGTCTGGAATCACGTTTACTACCAGGCGGGCGGCCTGGCCGAGCCCCCCGATATTACGCCGCTCGAGTTGATCTACCAGAAGGGCGCCGGCGCGAGCCCGGCATTCGTCCAAGCGCTGTTTGCCGTCGCCGAGGTGATCGGCCTGTTCGGTCCTGAAGACGTCAGAGACGAAGGCGTCGGGCATCCCGATCCGAAGCCGGGCCCGGCCGGCATCCACAACGCGCCCTATCCGCGCACGCCATGGGCCTCGCGCACGACGAAGCCCGCGCAGCAGCCGGTGTTTAAGCGCACCGGCACCTACGTCGGCAACGGCGTCGGGATCGATATCCCGTTCCCCGTGCCCCCGCATTGGATCTGGGTGCGTCCGCTGGCCGGCAGCAGCGGCGGCTGGCTGTGGTTCAGTTCGATGATCGGCCCGCACTTCGCCGGCCAGCAATTCGTGTCGGCGAAAATGATGGTGCAGGCGTGCATCGATCCGACGTTCGTGCCCGTCGCCGGCAGCACGGTGCCCGCGGCGCCGGCCGACGTCGACACCGCGATGCAGCTGGCCTCGAGCATGGCCTACGACCCGTTGCCCGATGGCAGCGACAAGCACACCGACGCCAGCGCCTGGGCGCTCTACCTGACGGATCCGACGTATTTCTTTCGCCGCATGCTGGGCGAGATGCTGGTCGACGGCGACCCGAACGAAGCCCAACACGGACCCTTTGCGATCCCGCCTACCGATTTCATCAATCGGCAACAGCAGCAGGCCATTCTGCGCATCGAAGGCGCGAGCGCCGATAGCAACGCGGCCGGCGTCAGCTACGCCTACATGGCCTTTTGCGATCCGGCGATGCGGTTCTGCCTGAACGGCGCGCTCTACAACTTTGTCGGCGCGGCCGACATCGACACCCCGCTATTCGATGCGACGTTCCTGGCGAATGCGGGTTTCCTGATGCGCGAGGAGATCGGCGCGACGGCCACGACGAACATCTTTCTGAAGGGACCGGGCCACGCCGCGTCGACCCTCTCACAGCTGCAATCGCCAGAGACACCGGCGGCGCTGCAGTTCTCAGCCGGCCACATCGCGTCGAAGGCCGCCATTCACTCGAATGCGTTTGTGAGCATGGCGTTCTCGCTGTTTCGCACCGACGACAACAGCAGCGATCCGAACAAAGCCCGCGCCGTCACGATCACCAGCTACGTCGGCGACGGATCCGCGACGCGCACGATCGGGCTGCTGCCGCCGACCGGCCGCCGACCGATGTGGGCGATCATCACGCCGCACAATGCCGCGTCGGTGTTCCGCGACCCGTCGCACACCGGCACGACGTCGACGACGTTTCCAAACACCGCGAACGCCGCGACCGGCATCATTGCCGGCGGGCTCGACTCGATCCAAGTCGGGATCGCGCTGAATGCCAACGGCGTCGGCTACGAGGTGCTGAGCTTCCCCGGCCTGGCCGCCCCCGGCAACGGCGGCTGGTCGCCGCCTGGTGACGACTGGCCCGTCGATCCGAATCCGCCGACCGGGCCAGGGCCCTACGACCCAGAGCCCCCGATCGACGAGCCCCCCGTCGACGAGCCCGATCCCGGCACACCCGGGATCCCCGACCCGCTGCCACCAGTCGGGCCGATGCCAGGGCTCACCGACGATCTAGCGACGGCGTGCAAGCCGGATACACAGCGCATCGTGAACCTCGCGCTGTCACGCCTGGGCATCACGCTGCAGATCGTCGACCTGGCTACCGACCTGACGATCGAGGCGATCATCATGCGCCTGGTCTACAAGGAGGCCGTCGAGGCGACGCTGCGCGATTTCCCCTGGCCGTTCACGACGCGCTACGTGCAGCTGACGCGCGTCGGCACGACGGCGCCAAACTCCGATTGGGCTTACAGCTATCGACAGCCGAATGATTGTCTGTTTGAGCGCCGGATCGTCGTCGCGCGCACGGGCTCGATCGATCCGACCGAGGTGCCATTCAAGCTCTCCAACGACGACACCGGCGGGCTGATCTTCACCAACCAGGCCAGCGCGGTGCTCGAATACACCAGCAGGCCGAAGTGCCCGCACACCAGGAGCGAGCCGCTGTTCCGAGAAGCGGTCTGCTGGCGCCTGGCTGGCGCGGCCGGCCCTGGGCTCTCGAGGATGCCGGAGAAGGTCGCCGAGTGCCTGGCCGAATACCAGCGGCAGCTCGACCTGGCCGCGCTGATCATCCCGCCCGGCAACCCCGGCGAGGTGCCGACGCTGAGCGCCTACGACACGACGACGCCGGCGCGCATCGCGAACCTCGAGGCGGCGAATTGGGCGCTGGTCAGGATCGGCGCGCAGACGGTGCGCAACCTTCTGACGACGGATCAGAGTCGCGAGGCGCAAGCCGTGCGGCTGATCTTCGAGAAGGAGCTGCAGGCCACACTGCGCGATTTCCCCTGGGCGTTTGCCACCGTCTACGCCAGCGCGCTGCCGCTGGTCGGCGGGACCGCGGCCGTGCGACTAAATAACGACTGGCAATACAGCTACCGGCTGCCGGCCGATGTGATCTTTGTGCGGCGCATCGTCCCGGCAACGGGAAGGAAATGGAACCGCAACCCGCCGATGTATCGCATGGGGCAGGATGCAACCGGCAAGCTGCTTTACACCGATCAGCCGTCGACGACGGTCGAGCCGATCACGATCGAATACACGACCCGGCCGGCCAACTGCGTGCAGATCGCGGATCCGCTGTTCACCGATGCGTTCTCGTGGCGCATGGCCTCGAGCTTGGCGCCGAGCCTGGCGCAGCGCGACCCCGAGGAGATCGAGCACCGCGGCCGAGGCCCGCGTGACAAGACCGAGCAGAAGGAGCGGCCGGCGACCGGCAACCAGCTGCGCGCACGCGCGGCCGTCTACGCGATGCAGCGCTATCAAGACGTGCTCGCAAAGGCCAAGGTGTCGAGCGCCAACGAGCAGCAGCAGGATCTCGAGCCCGGCGATGCCGACTGGATCAGCGGGCGCTGATGGCCACCACGCAATCGATCATCCAACGCGCGTTTGCCGGCGGCGAGCTGGCGCCGGCGCTCCACGCGCGAGCCGACACGGCGAAGTATCAGACCGGGCTGCGCCGCTGCCGCAATTTCATCGTGCAGCGACACGGCGGGGTCAGCAACCGCGGCGGCACCAGGTTCGTGAACCCGTGCAAGACGACCAGCATCAACGTCAAGCTGCTCCGCTACGTGTCGGAGATCGAAGGCGAGAGCGTGCTGATCGAGATCGGCAACGCCTACATCCGCTTTTACCTGAACGGCGCGCTGGTTGTCGTCGACCCCGGCGACGTCGACGCCTGGGACGTCGGCACCGACTACGTGATCGGCGACCTGGTGATCGACGGCGGTGTCGTCTACTACGCACTCGAGGCCAACATCGGCAGCGCGCCGCCGGCGGCTGAGTGGCACGCCTTCGACGGGGATTTCACCTACGAGCTGCCGTCTGCCTTCGCCGGCAACCTGCCGAACTGGCACCAGAGCGGACGCACGATCACGTTCACGCATCGCCTGGCGCATCCCTACGAGCTGCGCTACGAGTCGATCACCCGCTGGGTGCTGCAGCAGGTGGACACCGGCACGCAGGTGCCCGCCCCGGTCGGCGTCGGCCTGGCCGTGGGCGTCGTGGGCACCGGCCATGCGGGCTATGTCGTCACGGCCGCGGCGCTCGACACCTACGAGGAATCGGTCGCGAGCGCGCAAGTCGTGAGCGCCGGCGCCGACCCGCCGACCGCTGCGAATCCAAATGTGATCTCCTGGACCGCGCAGCCGGCTGCCGCGGAGTTCTACATCTACAGCGATCCAGTCGGCAACGGCACGTATGGATTCATCGGGACCGCGGCCGGCGCCGGCGTCGTGCAGTTCAAGGATCCCGGCATCGTGCCCGACTACACGCTGACGCCGCCGATCCCCCGCGTGCTGTTCAACACGGCCGGCGAATATCCGCACGTCAGCGCGACGCACCAGCAGCGCCGCATGTTCGGCCAGACGGTCAACAACCCCGACGCGATCTATGCGTCGCGCATCGGGCTGCCGTCCAACTTCCAGATTTCGCAACCGCTGCAGGACGACGACGCGCTGACGCTGCGCCTGGCCGGCAACAACCATCATGCCGTGCGCCACATGCTGGCGCTCAAGCAGCTGATCGTCATGAGCGGCGCCGGCGAGTGGACGGTCGGCGAGCCCAAGGTGCCCCTGACCCCGAGCACGCTGTCGGCCGACCAGGAGGTCTACACCGGCTGCAGCGAGATCCCCCCGTGCGTGATCGGCAACAGCGTGATCTATGTGCAGGCGCGCGGCGTCGGCGTGCGCGATCTGCAATTCAATCAGCAGGTGGAAGGCTTCGGCGGGCGGGACCTGTCGATCTTCGCCGCGCACCTGTTCAATGGCTTCTCGCTGCGGGAGATCGACTACGCGGAAGAAAGCAATTCGATCCTGTGGGCGTGCCGATCGGATGGGACGCTGCTAGGGCTCACCTACATCCGCGACCAGGAGGTCTGGGGCTGGCATCGCCACGACACCGGCGCGAGCGGTCGATTCGAGCACGTCTGTGTCGTGCCGGAGCTGAACGAAGACGCGGTGTATGTGATCGTGCGTCGGACGATCGACGGCAGCACCGTGCGCTACATCGAACGACTCGAGCCGCACCGTGAGAACGTGGCCGCGGCAGACTTCGACCTGGAATGCTTTTTCGTCGACTGCGGCCTGAGCTACGACGGCGCGCCAGCCAACAACATCACCGGCATGCTGCACCTCGAGGGCCAGGTGATCGCCGTTGTCGGCGACGGCGCGGTGATCTTCAACGGCGACCCCGCGGCCGTCAACGCCGCAGACTTCACCGTCGACAACACGGGCGCGCTGCCGACCGCGCTGCCGGCCAGCTACTCGAGGATTCACGCGGGCCTGGCGATCCGCTTCGCCGAGATCGAAACGCTGGATCTCGACGTCGCCGGCGAGGACGTGCGCGACAAGAAGAAGCGCGACGGCAGCGTGACGCTGCTGCTCGAGGACAGCGCGCGCACGTTCAAGATCGGTCCCTCGAGCGCCAACCTGATAGGCTACGCACTCAAGCCCAACGAGCAGGCCGCCGACCAATTCACCGGCCAGGCGGAAATGAACATCGGATCGACGTTCACCGAGAACGGCCGGCTGTTCATCCGCCACAGCGACCCGTTGCCGTTGACGATCTTGGCGATCATCCCGAACGTGGAACTAGGAGGCTGACCCCGTGCCCGACCTGAAGCTGCACAGCATGAAGCTCACGAAGAAGGAGCGCGAACCGTCCGAGGTCAAAAGCATGGCCGTCGACGCGCCGCGGTATCCGTATGGGCTGTCGATCAACCTGGACGAAGACGCGATCGCCAAGCTGGATCTCGACGAGCTGCCGGCGACCGACGAAGTAATGATCCTGGTCGCCCGCGTCGACGTCACGGGCACCTCGAGCAACGAGACGACCGGCGGCGGCAAGCGGCGATCGATCACGCTGCAGATCACCGAGATGGCCCTGGGTCCGAACGAGACGGGCGACAAACCCAAGGCGCAAGACGTCCTTTACGGAAAAGAGTAGCCATGGCCGGATTCACGTTGATGGCGCTGAGCCTGATCATGGCCGGCGTCGGCACGGCGACCACGGTGGCCGGCCAGATCAAGGCCGGCAACGCGGCGAAGCGCGCCGGCGCCGCGGGCAAGGAAGCGGCCGAGAGCGGCGCGGAGCTGAGCGACTACAACGCGAGTGTCGCCGAGCTGCAGGCGCAAGATGCGATCGAGCGCGGCCAGGAGGACGAGAACCGCTACCGCACCGGCGTGCGCAGCATGATCGGCAGCCAGCGCGCGGGGTTCGCCGGCGCCGGCATCGACGTCGGTTTCGGCAGCGCCGTCGACGTGCAGGCCGATGCGGCCTTTCTGGGCGAGCTGGACGCGCTGCAGATTCGCACCAACGCCGGCCGCGAAGCCTGGGGCTACAAGGTGCAGGCGGTCGACCTGAAGAAGCGCGCCGAGATTCAGCGCAAAGAGGGCGTCATGCTCGAGACGACCGGACGCGAGCAGCAGAGCGCCAGCCGCTGGGCGGCCGGCACGTCGATCCTGACCGGCGGCGCATCGCTGCTGCAGGCCAAATACGGTTACGGGAAGCGCTGACCTATGCCTGTCGTCACCACCTACGGAGGGCGGCGCGTCGGCGCGGCCCCGATCCCCGGCGCGCGACGCACGGCCGCGGAAACGCCGACGTCCACCGGCGTCGGACTCGAGGGCGCCAAGGCCGACACCGCGCAGACGATCGCCGCGCTGGGCTCGCGCGTCGCCGGCATCGGGATCCAACAGTTCGCCGAGCTGCAGCAGAAGGAACGCGACCGCGCCGACAACGTGGCGATCCTGAACGCCAGCACCGAGCTGACCAAGTGGGAGAACGAGCGGCTGTATAACCCGAACGGCGGCGCGCTGACCGTCAAAGGGAAAGACGCATTCCCGCTGCCGGAGATGATCAACGGCGAGTTCGACACCAAGGCCGGCGAGATCGAGGCGGGCCTGGGGACCGACCGGCAGCGCCAGGAGTTCGCCCGCGTGAAGGCCTCGCGCGCCGTGAACCTGGACGCCACGATCCGCCGGCACGTCTTTGGCGAGATGCAGCACTACGAGCAGCAGGAGCTGCAGAGCAGCATCGAGACGCACACCAGCGCGGCGATCGCGAACGCCATGGACCCGCGGCGCGTCGGCGTCGAGCTGCAGGCGTCGATCGACGCGATCAAGGTTCACGGCCCGCAGATGGGCCTGGGCCCCGAGGCGGTGAAAAAGCAGATCGAAAACGTGCAGAGCGCCACGCACGTCGGCGTCGTGAACCGGCTGCTGGCCAACGACCAGACGAAGGCGGCGAAAATCTATTTCGAGGAAGCGAAGGGGCAGATCAGCGGCGAGGCCCTGGCCAACATCGAGAAAGCGCTCGAGGAGGGCGGCCTACGCGCCGACAGCCAGAAGAAGGCCGACGAGATCGTGAACGCCGGCGGCAGCCTGGCCGACCAGCGCGCGAAGGTGAAGGCGATCGACGATCCGAAGCTGCGCGACCTGGTGGAACAGCGCATCGAGCACGAAGCGGCGATCAAGGAGAAGCAGGACCGCGACACCGAGGAACAGACCCTCACCGGCGCCTACACCCTGGTCGACCGCACGCACGACGTCAACTCGATCCCCGTCAACGTCTGGGCCAACCTGCCAGGACACCAGCGCGCCGGCCTTCGCAGCTACGCCGAGCACCTGGCCCGCGGCGTGCCCGTCGAGACGGACCTGGCCAGCTACTACGGCCTGATTCAGAAAGCCGGCACCGACCCCGAGGCGTTCGCCACCGAGAACCTGCTCGCCTATCGCGGCAAGCTGGGCGAGGCTGAGTTCAAGCAGCTGGCCGGCCTGCAGCTGTCGATTCGCAGCGGCGACCGCAGCAAGACCGATCACCAGCTGGCGAGCTTCCGCACGTCCGACCAGGTGCTGAGCGACAGCCTGGCCGAATACGGTATCGACGCGAAGGCGAAGCCGGGCACGCCCGACGACAAAGCGATCGCGCAGCTGCGCCGCATGCTCGATCGGCGCGTCGAAGATTTCAGCGCCGCCAACAACGGCAAGAAGCCGACCGCGACCGACGTGCAAATGATGATGGACGGCATTCTCACGCAGCAGACGACGGTCCCCGGCAGCTGGTGGAACATCTGGCCAGGCGGCAAGTCGTTTACCGATACGACGCAGCGCACGATCCGGCTGACGATCGGCGACGTGCCGACCACCGAGCGCGCCATCATCGAGCGCCGGCTGCGCGCGAACGGCCTGGCCGTCAGTGAGCAGACCGTGCTGGACGCCTACATCGAACGCCAGTCGCGGATCGCGAAGTAGTGGCCGGCAACCTTCTCGACGACGAGATCGAGCAGCTGCCGCCGGCGCCGGCGAAACTGCCCGCGACCACGCCGGAACCGGCCGATGCGCTCGAGCGGTCCTACGACGACATTTTCAGGTCGCAGCAGACCGCGCGCACGATCCCGCTGCGCCAGGCGATCACCAAGGCGACCGAGACGTCGCCCGATCGCGCGGCTGAGGCCTCACGCATTGGGCAGCAGCTGGGCATTCCGCCGGCGCTGGTGCTGCGTAACTTCGACGGCTACAAGAAACGCGCGGCCCTGTCGTCGACGCCGTTCTCGGAGATGGCCAGCGAGACGCCGGCCCTGGCGAAGTGGGCCGAGGATCCGGCCAACGCGGCGATCGCGCACGACGATCTCGAGCAGCTGGGATCGCTCGAGTGGTTGGTGACCGCGCCCCAACGCGCGTTTGCGCAGGGCATCAACCAAGTGCAGTTTGCGATGCTGCGCAGCCGATCGATCTTCAACGAGCTGACACAGGAGGAGCACGATCAGCTCGAAAGCTACCGGCACGGCATGGAGGTCGGCGGCGAGCTGGGCGCGCGCAATTCCTACTTCCGCAAGGCGGTGACCGGCGCGGCGCAGCAGATCCCCAACATCATCGGCAGTGTGGCCGCCGGCGTGCGGCCCGCCATCCTGGCCGGCACAACGGCCGGCACGGCGGGCTTTCTGGCAGGGCCCGGCGCGATCGCCACGGTGCCGGCCCTGACGGCCGCCGGCGCGACGGCCGGCATGCTCACCGGCGGCGCTATGTTCGGCTTCCACCTGGAGGCCGGCAACGCCTACGACGAGTATCTGCAATTCCGTGACGAGTTCGGCCAGCCGCTCGACCCGCGGATCGCGAAGGCGGCAGCCGTGGCCACGGGCGCCATGAATGCGGGCCTCGAGGCGTTCGGCCTGGCTGCCCTGGCCAAGACGATCCCCGGCGTCGGTGCCGGCGTGAAGGCGCTCGAGGGCGCCCTGACGCGCGACGCGGTGAAGGCGGCGCTGCGCAACCCGACGATCCGCGGCGCGCTGCTCGAGGCAGTCGGCAGCTACGCGGAGGGCCTGACGTCCGAGACGGCCGTCGAAGTCGCCCAGCGCGCGGTGACCATCCTGTCGGGCGAGCTGGCCAAGCACGCCGGCGCCGCGGCAGTGACAACCGGCAAGGTCAAGGGCCAGCTCGAGGCGGGCAACGTCAACCTCTACGCGCAGCCGGCCGTGCAAAACGAGGACGGCACGATCTCAACCGTCGACAGCATGAGCGTGAACCTGGACGGGCGCGAGGTGCTGATCCCGACCGTGACGCCAGATGGCCGTCATTTGGCGCCAGACGCGGCCGTCGCCGAGTATACGAAGACCGGCCGCCACCTGGGCGTATTCGAGTCGCCGGAGGCTGCCACGGCCTACGCGCAGCAGCTGCACGCCGATTACGCGGCCGGCAAGTTCAACAGCGCGTCCCAATTTCGGACATCTGGCGACATCGCGACCGATCTGCTGCAGGAGGGCACCGGCGCACTCTCGAGCTTCGCGCTGACCATTGCCCCCGGCCCGGTGCTGCACGTCGCCCAGCAGGCACGCCTGGCGCGCCAGGCTTCGGCTAACGTGGCGTTCTTCCAAGCCCTGGGCGAAGGGGTCACCAACAGCAAGACCGCCCAGCGGGCCCCAGAGGCCGCGCAGGCGTTCCTGGCCGACGCGACCAAGAACGGCCCGCTCAGCCACGTCTACGCCCCCGTCGACAGCTGGGCCGAATACTGGCAGGGCCAGGGCCTGGATCCCGCGGAGATGGCCAGCCAGGTCACCGGCAGCCAGACCGCCTGGGAGAACGCCATCAGGACCGGCGAGGATCTGGCCATCCCGACCAGCGCCTACGCGGTCAAGCTGGCCGGCACCGACCACAACTCATTTTTCGCCAACGAGCTGCGCCTGGCCCCCGACGCCATGAACGTGCGCGAAGCCGAGGCGTTCCAAGCAGAACAGGCGACCGCTACCGAGCAGCAGGAACAGGAGAGCCCGGCCGCGCAGGTAAGGGTCGCGGTGCAGCAGCAGCTCGAGACTGCTGGCGTGCCGGCGGCGACGGCGCAGCAATACGCCACGCTCTACGAGTCGGCCTTTGGCAGCCTGGCCGAGCGCGCCGGCCTCGATCCCCTTGAGCTGTTCCGGCAGTATGGCCTGCAGGTGGAACGGCCGGCGCTCGAGCAGCCGGCGATCGGAGACACGGCAGCCGCCGGAACGAAAGCCGAGCAGCCGACTGCGGAGTTTTTGGCGCATGGACCGGACGGGCCACTCTACAACATCGTCGGCGGCGACCAGGACCGATCGACGGTCAGCAAGGCGAAGCTCGAGGAGCTGGGGATCGCCATCCCCGCGACGCCGGAATTGCCGGCCGGCGGCGAGCGGCGAGGGCTGAGCGGCGACGAGCTGCGCCGGCGTGCCCTGCACGCGCGAGCGATGGCCAGCGGCCCTGCGGCCGAAGCGGCGATCGTGGCCGTCAATGATCCGCGCGAGCAACCAGTCGGCGAGGCCCCGACGTCGACGGCGCCGGCGATCGACCCCGACGCCGAGATCCCCGTCATGGAGGGCGCCTTTGCTGCCGCGCAAGCGATGCGCGCCGAGGATCCGCAGATCGAGGCAAAGGCGAAGGCCCTGGCCGACCGTGCGCGTATGTCCCGTCGACCGGCGCCCCCGCGGGCCCGCGATGTCATTGTTGACAGAAACTCACCCGAAGCGCAGACTGAGGTTCCTGATGGCTCCGAGCTTGAGGCGAGTCGACGAGCTGATCGCGCACGGCGCGCCGCCGAGGGTGGCGTTTCAGCAAGCTATCCGCGAGACAGAGAGCAGCGCGCCGCCACGCCAGGCGCCAAGTCCAAACTCCGACGCGAGAGCCCCAAAGAAGCCCTAGCCCGTCGCGACCAGCATTACGTCGACGTCTTTGCTGATCTCCTGACGGCCGCACGCGAGATCGATCCCAACATCGATCCCGAGGTGCTGCGCGCCGAGTTCCAGTTCCGCGTGAATGCGCTCGAGGAGCGGCAGCAGGCGTATGCCGAGAGCGGACACGACCCGCTCGATCTGCTGCGCACGATCGCAAAACTCGGAGGCATCGGCGAGACGGCCGAGGACCGCGGCGAGCTGCAGACACTCACGCAGGGGCTGAAGTTCGGGCGCGTCCACGGGCTGCAGGTGTTTGCGAAGGCCGGCAAGGGCCCGCAGGCATTCGTGCGCGCCGGCCGATCGATCAACAGCATGCTCGAGGTGCTGCAGGAAGATGCGCGATTCGCCTGGATCGAGAACGTGAACATGCTGGTGGACGCGATCGACGACGCGATCCGCCATCCGGTGCCGACACAGAACGTCTACCCCGGCACCGACGAACTGCGCACCGACGTCGGCATCAACCGCGGCGACGCCTGGTGGCAGGATCCCTGGAGGCCGGCCAATCTGCTCGAGGACAACGACGCGATCAGCGACCAGGCGCTCGAGGAAGCCGGCGGCGATACGTCGTTCAACGTCGACGAGTTCAACCAATCGCTGTTTGACAGCTTGGGCGATGAAGCGAAGCCGGCCGCTGCGCAGCAAGCCGACACCGTGCGCGACATCGTGACGGCGCATATGCGATCGGTCGGCAAGGTCGACCCTGACGTGCTCGCGATGGTGCTGCAGGGCATCACGCGCGAAGCACACCAACGGAGCGGCACACGCCCGAGCGTCGCACCCCCGCGCGAAGTGGCGCACGCGATTGCCCGCGAGTGGGTGGCCAAGCAGACCGGCGTCGACGTGCTCGACACCGGCGAGGCGCAGCCGCGGCTTCCCGGTGCCGGGACCGTGCGCGATCAGAACGTCGAGACGCCCGAATTTGAGGCGCCGTTCAGTCTCACCGCGGAAACCGCGAAGCCGGCGAAGGGCAAACAGACCACGCTGTTCCAAGGGCTGACCGACGCGCAGCTCGACACCTGGACGGCCGCGACGCTGGCGAAGTTCCCCGGCCTCGATCGACTCGAGATCGAGCGTGACAGCTTCGGCCGGCTGCGTCTGGGCTGGATCATTGTCGACCGCGACGCGCAGAACCAAGGGATCGGCACCAAGGTGATCCGCGAGCTGACGCGCCTGGCCGATGAGAACGGCGAGCGCCTGGTGCTGACGCCGGCGGAAGGCGAGCGCGACCGCCTGGTCGCGTATTACCGGCGCTTCGGCTTTGTCGAAAACGCCCGCGGCGACATGGTGCGCGAGCCGACGATCGGCATTACCGATCTGGGGCAACCGTTTTTCCACGGCAGCCCCCACAACGTCGACAAGTTCTCGAGCGCGAAGGTCGGCACCGGCCAGGGCGCGGCGACCTATGGCCACGGTCTGTATTTCGCGGAAAACCGCGACGTCGCGACGCAGTATCACAAGGAGCTGGCCGAGCCCGCGGAAGTGCTGACGATTCACCTGGGCAGCATGCGCTGGGATCCGACCGGCCCGACGTCGCGCTACAGCCGCAACGCCCACAAGAGCGACGTCGAGAACGTGCGCGCCGCGCTATTCGAGGATCTGCTGTCGGACACCGCGGCGCTGCGCGACGTCGGCGTCGCCGGCTTTCGCAAGCATGTGCTCGCGCTGCTCGACGAGAAGATCGCCGACTACACGAGCGAAGGATCCGCGGAGATGGCGACGGCCGCGGCCACGCTGCGCAAGGAACTGGCGCAGACCGGAGCGCTCGAGCTGAAGCTCGCCGATCAGCCCGGCGGCGTCTACCAGGTGGAGATCCCCGACGAGCACATCGATCGCATGCTCGATTGGGACGCGCCGATCAATAAGCAGCCGGCGGCCGTGCAGCAGCTGGTGCGCGAGGAGATGCAGACGCTGGGCTATCTGCGTCCTGGCGAGAACGGCCCGCGGCAACTGACGGCAGCGTTCAAAGCCTACGCGATGGAACACGGCGGCATGCTGGACGGGCCAACCGGCAGCCTGGCGCATTCGATCATCGTCGCCGGCGAGGAAAAGCGACTCAGCGCGGATCTGGTCGCGCAGCGCAAGGCGATCGACGATCGCTATCCGGCCATCCGTGATTACGGCACGCGCACCGGGCCCGGCAGCCTGGCAGCGGCGCGATTCAGCGGGCCCGAGTCGAAGGCCGATTTTTCCGAGTGGATGCGCCTAACCAGCGCGATCGAAAAGACGAAGGACGAAGCCAACAAGGCGGCGAGCGAGAAGCTGCTGGCCCTGGGCGTGCCAGGGATCCGCTACCTCGATCAGCTCTCGAGGAGCGGCGAGGCGAAACGCAAGACCCGCAATGTCGTCGTGTTCGACGACGCGATCATCGAGCTGACGCACAAGGATGGATCGCCGGTGTCGGCGAAGGAGCGTAAGGAGTTCCTGCAGACCGACGAGACGCCAGGCGGCGGCAGCGTCGACGCCGGCCGTCGTGGCTCGATTCGGTTCGGCGCCGATCGGCAATTTCAGATCAACCTATTCGAGCGCGCCGATCTGTCGACGTTCCTGCACGAAAGCGGGCATTTCTTTCTCGAGGTGCTGACCGACCTGGCTGCCCGCGGCGACGCCAACCCGCGCATCCTGACCGACTACGAGACGCTGCGCGCCTGGCTGTTCCCAGACGGCGACACCGGCCAGCCGATCGAGCGCGCGCAGCATGAGCAATTCGCCCGCGGCTTCGAGGCCTACCTGATGGAAGGCCAGGCGCCGAGCGTCGCGCTGCGCGAGTCGTTCGCCCACTTCCGCGCCTGGCTGATCGGCATCTACAAGACGCTGATCGGGCTAAAGGTCGATCTGACGCCAGAGGTGCGCGGTGTGTTCGACCGCCTGGTCGCCAGCGACCGCGCGATCTTCGAGGCCGAGCAGCAGGGCCAAGTCGCCCCGATGTTTTTGACGGCCGCCATGGCCGGCATGAACGAGTCGGAGTTCAGCCTCTACAAGTCGACCGTGGCCACGGCCTCGAGGACGGAGCGCGAAAAGCTCGATCAGAAGCTGCTGGCCGACGTGCAGCGCGCGCAGACGGCCGCGTATCGCGAGCAGCGCGCCGACGTGCAGCAGAAAGTAACCGCGGAGTTCCACGAGCGGCGAGAGTATCGCGCGATCGCGGCGATGCAGCGCGGGACCAACCCAGACGGATCCCCGCTGATCGAGGGCCTGACCACCAAGCCGATGAAGCTGTCGCGCGAGCTGATCGTCGAGCGGTTCGGCGAGGACCGACTGCGCACGCTGCCGCGGCCGTTCGTCTACACGCGCGCCGGCGGGCTGGATCCCAACTTTGTCGCCGAGTCGTTTGGCTTCTCGAGCGGCGACGAGCTGCTGAAGTCGATCGCGGCAGTCACCCCGCTGCGCCAGGCCATCGAGCAGGAAACCGAGCGCCGCATGCTGGCCGAGCACGGCAGTCTGCTGCTGGACGGATCGCTGCCGATGCAGGCGCAAGCGGCGCTCGCGAACGAGGACCGCGACCAGGTGATCCGCGCCGAGCTGCGCGCCCTGGGCCGACTGCGTGCGCTGGCGTCGCCGTTCGTGAAGGCCGGCAACGAGCGGCTGTCAGCGGAGAAGAAAGAGCGCGCCTACGAGGTGCGCTGGCTCGAGGCCGAGACAAAGCTGCGCGTCGCGATCGCGGAGCAGGCCGGCCAGGTGGAGATCGATCGTCTGGCGCGAGAGGTGCGGAGCTTGCGCGCGAAGGCGCGAGGGGGCGCCGCGACCATCCGCGCCGCGGTGCCCCCCGATCAGCTGTTGCGCCAGATGGCCAGCGAGCGCATCGCGCGCATGACCGTGCGCGACCTGAAGCCGGCGACGTTCTGGTCGGCCTCGAGACGGGCGGCGCAGAAAGCGCTCGACTCCGCGGCGCGCCAGGAGTTCGACGAGGCGATCACCGCCAAGCAGCAGGAGCTGATGAATCTGGCGCTGTTCCGCGAAGCCAACCAGGTGCTCGAGGACGTCGCCGCGCGAGTGAAGCGCGCGACCGCGCTGGCCACCGGGCCCGCTCGAGCGCGCATCGGGCTGGCCGGCGCTACCTACCTCGAGCAAGTCGACGGCATCCTGGACCGCTACAGCTTTGCGAAGATCCCCGCCAAGCAAGTCGAGAAAATCGCGAGTCTGCGGAAATGGGCCGAAGCGATGGAGGCACAGGGCGTGCCCGTCGATCTGCCGGAGGAGCTGCTCGACGACGCGCGACGCATCCACTACAGCGAGCTGTCGGTCGAGGAGCTGATCGGGATCACCGATGGCCTGGCGCAGATCGTCCACCTGGCCGGCCTGAAGAATCGGCTGCTGAAGGCCAAGACCGAGCGCGAGTATGCGGCCGTGCGCGACGGCCTGGTGACATCGATCACCGACAACACGAAGGCGACGCCGATCCCGCGGGAGTTCCGCGCCGGCGAGGCGCCGCAGAAATACCGCTGGGTGTCGGGCTGGTTTGCGTCGCACACGAAGATCGCGACGTTCGTGCATGCGTTCGACGGCTACGTCGACGGCGGCCCGATGTGGGAAGCGATCATGCGGCCGATCAACGAGGCGGCCGACGCCGAGCAGACCCAGAAGCGCCAGGCCGGCAAGACGCTGGCCGGCATCCTCGAGCAGCACTACCCTGGCCGGCAGCTGGGCACGCTGAACGAGAAGGTGTTCATTCCGGCGATCAACGACAGCCTCTCGAAAGAGGGGCGCCTGGCGATCGCGCTGAATTGGGGCAACCAGACCAGCCGCGACCGCGTGCTGGCCGACACGAATCTGCGCGTGAACGAGCAGCAGGTGCGCGCGATCCTCGAGACGCTGGACGAGCGCGACTGGCGTTTCGTGCAGGCGACCTGGGATTACATCAACACGTTCTGGCCGGCGATCGCGGAGAAGCAGCAGCGGCTGACCGGCCTGGCCCCGGTGAAGGTCGAGGCCCTGCCGGTGAGCACCAGGTTCGGCGAGTTCGCCGGCGGCTACTACCCGCTGGCGAGCGACAGCCGCAAGTCGATCCGCGCCGGCCAGCATGAGGCCGCCAACGAGGCGAAGCTGGCGACCGGCGCCGCCTACGTGCGATCGACGACGAAGCGCGGGCACACGATCGAGCGTCAGAAGAATGTCAGCATTCCGCTGCGGCTCGATCTGGGCGTCGCCTTCCAGCACGTCGAGCAGGTGATCCACGATCTGACGCATCACGAGATGCTGATCGACGTCACGCGCCTGATGCGCGACGGCAAGGTGTCGCAGGCGATTCTCGAGCACGGCGGCGACATCGTTTACAAACAGTTCACGACGGCGCTGCAGGACATCGCGATCGGCTCGACGCCGGCCGCACACAATATGCTCGAGAGCGCCGCCAACTACATCAGGAGCGGCACGCAGCTGTCGATGATGGGCTGGAACCTCTGGACGGCCCTACAGCAGCCGCTGGGCATGTTCAACGGCGCCGCGGAAGTCGGGCCCGTGTGGGTGGCTCGAGGCCTGAAGCGCTGGCTGCGCGACGCGGCGAGCTTCGAGAGCACGGCCGCCTGGATCGCCAGCGTGTCGCCGATGATGCGCGAGCGCGTGACGACGGCGACGCAGGATCTAACCGATGTCCGCGCGCAGCTGGCCCGGCCCGGCGGTTGGTTCGACAACCTGGTGCGCACGGTGAGCGCCGATCACCTGACGCAGCAGACGATCCTGGACGGCTACTTGTGGCACATCGGCATCGCGCAGCGCGTCGCCGACATTCCGACCTGGCTGGGCGCCTACGAGAAATACATGGCCGCCGGCGAGGTCGAAGATCGCGCGATCGCCCTGGCCGACCAGGCCGTGATCAACTCGCAAGGATCGGGCAGTGTGAAAGACCTGGCCGCGGTGCAGCGCGGCGGCCCGATCGCGCGGCTGTTCATGACGTTCTACAGCTACGGCAATACCGTCTTCAACAGCAACCGGCGCGAGATCGGAAAGATCGCGCACGACCCGAGCACGGTGCTGACCGGCCTGGGGCACCTGGCGCTGATCAACGTGTTTCCCGCGATGGGCGTCGTGACGCTGGCGCGCCTGGTCGGCCGCGGCGACGGCGACGATGATGCCTGGTTTGAGGACGTCGGGCGCGAGCTGCTGGCCGGCACGTTGAACACGATGGTGCTGGTGCGCGAGCTGGCCGGCCTGGCGCAAGAGCACGGCCGCGGCTACGCGGGCCCGGCCGGCACGCGGATTTTCGAGATGGTGTCGACGGCCGTGCAGCAGGTGAAGCAAGGAGAGGCCGACGAAGCGCTGGCCAAAGCGCTGAATCAGGTGGCCGGCGTGATCTTCCGGTATCCGGCTGCACAAGTGCAGCGCACGGTCGACGGCTACGTCGCGCTGCAGGAAGGGCGCACGGCCAACCCGCTCGCGCTGCTGATGGGCGGGCCCCGAAAGAGAGCAGCACAATGACACCTTTGAGGATTCGCGTAATGGACAAAGACCAGACCGCCGCGCTGCAGCGCGATCGTTTCCACGTCGCCGGCATGGGGAACACCACGCTCTACGTGATCGGCGCCATCATCACCGGGATGGTGACGATTTTCGGCGTGATCATCGTCGCCATCGTGAAGCCGAACGACGCCGCGGCGATCGCCACGATCGTCGGGATCACCGCCCCGATAACAATGGCATTGTTAGCCGGTATCATGCAGGGCATCCAACGCGGTGTGAACGGGCGCCTGTCGCAGCTGCTGCAGGTGACCAACGACCAGAGCGAGCGCCGCGGCCGTGCCGACGTCCTGGCCCGCATGTATGAGCGGCTGGCGCTGTGTGAGAAAGGCAGCAAGGAATACGACGCGCTCGAGCAGCAGATCCGCCACGAAGTCATGGCGCACTTCGACCTGGTAGCGCAAGAACCCCCAGCGTCTGGCACATACACGACCAGGCGCTAACCCAGAGGAGCCCCGCGATGGTTGATTTACTCAAAGCCCGCAGCCTGGTGCAGCAGCTGTCGGAGGTGCTGAACGAGAGCACGCCGCCGGCCCCGTCCGACATCACGACCGCCGAGGAGTTCAAGCGAGCGCTGAGCGCCGCGACGTCGGAGACGGTGCTGAGCCTGGCGCCGGCCTTCGTGTTCACCGAGCCCCTGGTGCTCAGTCGCCCGGTGCGCATCATCGGCCACGTCGACGCCGGCACCAGCGGCCGGCAGAACGGCACGAACCCGGCGCCGCGGTTCACCATGGGGATCACGATCCCGCCCGACAGTCAGCGCGTGCGCCTGGCCGGCCTCGAGGTCACCAACGCCGACGCGCCGCAGAACATCATCGACGACCAGGGCATCGGCACGGAGATCGACTACTGCCGGCTGCTGGGCAGCGTGACGAACGGCCAGCGCCGCGCGATCGCCGGCAACGGCCGACACGCGGTGTATTCGCGCAACTGGATCAGAGAGTGCTTCTCGATCAACATGGGCAAGTGGACCGACAGCCAGGCGATCTGCGTCTGGAACACACCGGGCCCGGTAACCATCGTCGACAACGACGTCGAAGGCTCGAGCGAGGGGATCATGATCGGCGGCAGCGATCCCTCGAGCAGCGCGAACGACCCGGCCGACGTCTCGATCATCAGCAACCGGATCGCGAAGGATCCGGCATGGAAGGCCCTGGGCTACAACGTCAAGAACGGCCTCGAGCTGAAGAACGTGCGACGCTGCACGATCGAAGACAACGACATCGAATACGCCTGGGCGGCGGCGCAAGCCGGCTACCTGCTGGTGTTCACCGTCCACAACCAGGAAGGCCGCGACTGGACCGCGACGATCCAAGATGTCACCTGCACCGGCAACCGGCTGAAGCACGGCGCCGGCGCGATCATCATTTCAGGGCTCGAGGAGATCAAAGAGGACAAGGCCGGCGTCGGCAAGGTGGCGATCGGCCAGGTGCGCCCGAGCGAGCGGATGCGCAAGGTCACGATCGAGCTGAATAAATTCGACGACGTGACGCCGGCGACGTGGGGCAAGGTCGGCGCGTCCAACCGTTTGATCCTGGTCAGCGCGGGCCCGGCCGACCTGACGATCAACGCCAACGATTTCGGCAACCCGGCCGGCTTTAATTCCGTGGTCTACTTCACCAACGGACCCAAGGCCGAGAACATGAAGCTCACCGGCAACCGCTGGCCGACGACGAAATACGGGATCTTCGGCGCCGGCGTCACGGTGAACAAGGCGCGCGATGCGGCCTGGCCCGTCTACACGAACAACGGCACGCTGGCCGATAACACTGAGGTGACCGCAGCATGAGGCTACGATTCAATCCGCCGATCCCGAACAACGAGCAGGAGCTGCGCAGCCGCGCATTTCTGCGGCTGCTGGTGCAGGCCGGCACGGCCGACGCCTACGATCGCGAAGCCGACGATCGAGACTTCAACTATTGGATCGACCAGGAGGGCCAGGGCCTGATCGATCGCGGCATCGAGATCCGACACAAGGGCGCCGGCGCGCTGGGCGGTCTGATGTATATCTGGGACCGCCGGATCGGTTGGCAGGCGACCGGCGCGGATGCGGCGCTTTACGGCCCGTTCGCGATCGACGGCAACCGGCCGACACCGAACAACGGCCCGGCGGCCGGCTGGCGCACGCCGTTCTACGACATGAATGGCCCGGTGCCGGTCCCGGTGCCGGGAAACGGCGACGAGCCCCCGCCGGCGCAACCCGGCGACGTCGCCTTGATTGTCTCGAGGCTGTCGATTCTCGAGTCGACGGTCGCCGGCCTGGCCACTCAACAGCAGGCGCTGCTGCTCGAGACGGGCCGCGTGCTCGCCGAAGCACAGAGCCTGAACGCACAGCTGCAGCGCGGTTTCCGTGTGCCCCTGATCGGCGACATCAGACCGATCCCCGCTCCGAAGTAACACGCCGCAGCCGGGCCCGAGTTGTTGACAACAACAGGGCCCGGCTGTTACCCTCCCCGACATGAACCGCACCCCGCCCGAACCCATCCCGCAGCTCGAGGTGTGCTCGACGAGTCTGCGATCGATCGGCTACGACACCGAGCGCGCCGTGCTGGCGATCACGTTCAAGAGCGGTGCCTGCCTGCACTACAGTCTGATCACGTTCGGCATGTGGGAGCGGTTTCACGACGCGCCGAGCCTGGGCAGCTTCTACGCGCATCACATCAAAGGGAAATTCCCGAGCGAGACGATGACCGGCAACTGCCCGAAGTGCGGCAGCAAAAACGGCTGGCTATTCACCCGGTGCAGCGATTGCGGCTGTGCCGACTACGAGAGGCAGGTTAAACGTGGCACCTATGACGAACTTGACGAAGCGCGCGCAATCGAAGGCTAAAGCCGTCCATCTGCTGCAGCACTATCTGCAGACGCTGGCGAGGCATGCGGGCATGAAATGGGACAGCGACAACGACACCGAAGCCGGGGAGATCGTCGACGCCATCATCGACGCCGCGCAGCCGGAGGAGCAGACCGACCACGAGCGCGCGGTCGAGCGCCTGGCCGCCGAGCGACGGCGCGGCGGCGACACCTGGGTCGGCGAGGACGGCCGCAAACCAACGCCAGCACCAGAGGTGAAGGTCGGCAAGAGCATGGCAATGGAGCAGAACACGATCGCGGAACCGTGGGGCGGCAAAGCGGCGCGGCAAGACGACATCATCGATCCCCGCGACTGATCGGGTAGTATCTGACAACATGGCTACCAAACACGCAGGCGGGCGCGCCAGCATCTTCGAGGGCAAGGCCGGCGGCGACCGCGTGCAAGGCGACATCACCAAACGCGGCGCGCAGCAATTCGAGGCTGCGCGCCGACGACTGACCAAGCTGGCCGAGTGGAAGCGCCCGAACCCGGTCAGTGACGCGGATGTGATCGAGTTTCTGGCGCGCGGCGAGGCCGAGACGCTGCGCTACTTGGCGCGCGTCCACGGGCTGAAAATCTACAAAACGTAAACGGGCCCGCTGCAGCTCTGGAAAACTGCAGCGGGCCCGCGATGGCAAAGGGGATTTGGGAACGGCGACGAACAACCGGATCCTACCCCGAAAGGCTCACACATGAAAAGACCGACGAAGAAGAAGGCGGCAGCGCGCCGTCAGGCCACGCCGTCGACGTCGACCGCCCTGGCGCGCCGGCAGACGCTGGCGATCGAGGTCGTGGATCCTGGTCGTCGGCTGCCGGAGATTCTGCCGGCGCCGCGGCATGAGGGCATCATCGGCAGCGAGGCGAGCACCGGCGAGCTGGGGCTGGTCGAGGTCAAGCTGACGCCGGCCGAGGAGGCCGTGCTCGCGCGCCCCGTCAACGATCTGCGCGTCCTGGTGAAGCCGACCGGCCAGCCGTATCTGTCGCACCCCGAATACACGCGATGGTTCAACGAGGCATTCGGGCGCCTGGGCTGGGCGCTGGTGCAGAAGGCGCAGCCGATCCGGCAAGTCGACGGCAACAAGGTGCAGATCATTTGCCCCTACGTGCTCTACATCCACCGGCAGCCGGCGGCCTTCGCCTGGGGCGAGCAGGAATACTGGAGCAACAACAAGGAGCAGACTTACGGCGATGCGCTCGAGGCGACCGTCGCCAGCGCACTGCGCCGCTGCGCGAAGCGCCTGGGCGTCGGGCTCGAGCTGTGGGACAAGCGATGGTTGCGCGCCTGGCTCGACATCCACACCGTCAAGGTGAAGCTCGAGCCGAAGCGCGGCGATCGCGAGGAGCAGAGCGAGGCGAAATTCGCCTGGCGCCTGAAGACGGATCCGCCGTTCTGGAACGAAGCCGGCATCGTGAAGGGCAGCAGCAAGCCGCCAACGGGCTCGAGCGCGTCGACGCAGCCGACCGAGCGCCGGCAGAAGCCCCGCGCCGGCAGCAACCCCGACGACGACAAATCGATCACTGAGGAGCAGCGCGCCCGGCTGTTCAAGATCGCGGCGCGCGTCGGCCGCGGCAAGCGCGAGCTGCAGGCCTGGCTGGCGATCGCCTACGACGTCACGGAGACGACGAAGATCAAACGCAAAGACTACGACGCGATCGTGTCCGCGATCGAATCACCGAACCCGTTGCCCAAGGGCCCGGCGACGCGCGAGCCAGGCGAGGAAGGATGAAGGCGACCCCCGGCAGCGAGGCCTTCCGATTCGACAGCCACCTGCACGAATACACCGCGTGCGACACCGGCGAGGTGCTGCCGCACATCACCGGCATGCTCGAGGCCGCCGGCCTGATCGATGACACCTGGTATACCGAGGAGAGCTGCGAACGCGGGCAATGCGTGCATTCGCTCACGGCCGACTACGACCTGGGCGCGCTGAACCCGGCCGGCTGCGTGAGCTGCTATCGGCCCTACCTGCTGGCGCACGTCGGCGCGATGAAGGTGCTGCGCCCGAAATGGCGCGCCGTCGAGGAGCCCATGATTCACCCGGTGCTACGGTTCGGCGGCCGGCCGGATCGTGTCGGCCTGGTCACCCAGCTGCAGGCCGTGCTCGAGGTCAAGAGCGGCGCGCCTGACGATTCGCACTGCATTCAGACCGCGCTGCAGGCCATCCTGGCCAGCTACAAGCACCCGCTGCCGCCGGCGAGCTGGGCCCGGTATGCGCTCTACCTGAAGGACAGCGGCAAATACAAACTCGAGCGCCACACCCGGCGCCAGGATTTCGACAAGGCATACGAGATCATCAGAAAGCTGGCCGCATGAGTGAAGCGCTGCAGGGGGTGATCGTCGGCGCGGTGATCGCGACGGTCGGTATGCTGTTCGGATTTTTCAGCGGCGCGAGGAGGCACTAGATGGCTGATGCGACCTGGCCGCCACGCTGGACGACGAGCCACTTTAAGGCGCGCGGATCCCTCAAGGTCAAGCGCACGCTCGAGCGCGCCCCGCGGAAAGCCAAGGAGGAGAAGGCTAAGACCGACGTGCGCAAAGCGGACGGCTACTGTCGGTTCCCGCTCTGCGGCTGCAAGAAATACCAGCTGGCCAAGCACGTCGCGCACCTGGAGCACAAGGGCGCCGGCGGCAACCCGGCCGGCGAGCGCTCCGAACCAAAGAAGATGATCACGCTGTGTGCAGCCCGGCACCGGGAAAACTCGATCAGCCTCGATCGCAAAACGGTGCGCATCGAACCGCTGACTGCGCAGGGCACCCGCGGCCCGTGCAGGTTCCTGATCGACGTGCGCGTGCTGCGCGAACCGGCCTGGACGTGCCGATGGTTTGAGGTCGCCCGCGAGACGGCGCGGCATCAGTTCGCGCCGTTGTCCCTCGAGCAACGCCGGCTGCTCGAGCAGCTGGCCGAAATGAAGCAATGAGCAGCCAGCGCGTCGACGTCGGTGTGATCTGGTGTCCGAACCAACGCCGCGGCAAGGGCAACGGCTGGGCGTATCCGCCGGCCGTGCGTCGCCACCTGCAGGCGCTGACCGCCGGCAAGAAGGTGCTGCAGCTATTCGGCGGTCGGTCGACGTGGGGCACGCGGATGGATATCGATCCCGTCGTCGAGCCTGACGTGATCGCCGACGCCTGGCTGCCGCCATTCGTGCGCGACGCCTTCGACGTCGTGATCCTGGATCCGCCCTACCTGGGGATCAACCAGCAGATGAAGACGCAGCTGCTGCAGGCGGCGGCATTCGTGGCGCGCGAGCGGATCATCTGGTTTCATACGATGTGGATCGCGGCCGACAGCAAGCTGCGACTCGAGAACGCCTGGCTGGTGCGCGTCGGTGATAGCTGCGCCTGTCGGTGCGTGCAGGTGTTCACGGTGCCGGAGCACAAGCCGATTCGCCGGCCGCGGTTCACGCGCGGGCCCGCCATGAAATACAACCGCTGGCTGTCAGGCGAGCAGCGGCTGCCGTTCGATGTGACGATCGAACGGCGCCGCGGCTGGAAGTCAAAAATCAAGACCGCGTGAGTTGTTGACAGAAACCCCGGCCGCCTGTAGACTCCCGCACCAGGAGGATACTGATGGCAAAGACGACAGCCGCGCGCAAGACGCCGGCGACCGACGACTGCACCAGAGAGAAGCACGGCCAGATCGCGACGTCCACGGGTTTCAAAATGTGCCCGCATTGTGGGGTCGGCCTGGCGCAGTTCAGACCGCAAACGCCGACACCTGATCCCGCCCCCGTTCGTAAGGTCAATCTCGACATCACACCAGCACCGGAAGCCGGCCAGGCCCTGCAGCTGCGCGACCAGGCGCTGGCGCTGCGCGTCACGGACAAGGCCTCGCATGCGATCGGGCGCGAGATGGTGCGCGGCGGCAAGCAGCTGTTGCGCGCGATCGATGAGCACTGGTCGAAGATCACGCGCCAGGTCGACGAGATGAAACGCAACCTGCTGAAGCTGAAGGCCGACGATCGCGAGCCCGTGGCCGAAGCGGTCAGCATCGCCGAGCGCGCCGTGCTCGACTACGAGGACGAGGAAAGGCGGCGCGTCGACGCGGAGAACGATCGGCTGCGGCGCGAGGATGAGGAGCGGGCCCGGCGCAAACGCGAAGACGAAGCGCGCCAGGCCGAGGAGGACGCGCAGCGCGCCGAGCGCGACAGCCCGGTGCTGTCGAAACGCGAGGAGGTATTCGCCGACTACATGGCGATCGGCGACCCTGATCCCGTCGTCGGCGCTCGAGCAGCCGGATTCAAAAACCCCAAGGAGGACGCGGCCAGCCTGCTGCGCCGGCAGAAGATCCAAGACGCGATACAGGCGAAGCGCACGGCCCGTGCGATCCGCGAACAGTCGGCCGCGCGCCGCGACCAGCCGCTCGAGTATCGCACCCGCACCGTGGCGCCGCAGACTGCGACCGTCGCCGGCACCAGGCGCACGGCCTACTACAGCGCCGCGATCGACCGGCCCGAGCAGCTGGTCGCCGCGGTGATCGCCGGCCACACGACGAGCGAGGCGGTGATCCCGTCGCAGACGTATCTCAACGACCAGGCGCGGCAGCTGAAGGACGCCGCGGCATTCGCGGCTGCGTTCCCTGGCTGCCGGCTGGTGAAGAAAGACGGGCTAGCAGGATGAAGCGGCCACCCGTGCAGGGGATGCCGAGCGAGCAGCCGCATTGCCCCTGGTGCAATCGCCGGCTGAAGTTCTGGACGAAGGACGAATACAAAGACGGCAAACAATTCGGCGATGTGATCGCGCGCACGTTCCACGCCTGGACCGGATACCCGAACAGCAACACGCCGATTTTCGACCGGCTGACGTGCGCGGTGCAGTTCGCCACCGCGTGCCACAAAGCCGGCTATAGGAGGGCGAAGCAATGATCGATTGGGGACCGGACGACGACCCGCCGACCGTGACGCACTACCGCAGCCTGGCGCAGCACGGTCTGATCATCTGCACCGGCGCCGCGGTCGAATGGCCCGACGACATCACCGACGAACCGGCGAGGGTGACATGCCCCGCGTGCCAGCAGATCGTGAAAGGAGTTCACTGATGCGGAACAAAGCGATGCAGCGCAAGCTCGAGACGGGCGAGGCGATCGACGTCGAGCGCGTCGGCACACCTGTGCCTGGCGTGCCCGGCGTGTGGCAGCTGCCGGAGTTCGTCGACGGCGCCGACTACTGCGTCGGCAGCTCCGAGAGCTGGATCTGGTCGATCGGCCGGCGTAATGGGATCGACGAGGACGCCGGCCGGATCGTGGCGTCGACCGATCAGCGCTTCTACATGAACCCGTCGTATGAATGTCTGTGGTTGCGATGAAGGCGCCAACACTACGCCCCTATCAGCTCGACGCCGGCAAGGCGCTCGAGGCGTGCTTTTTCGACCAGGACCGCAATCGCATTCTGATCAAGAAGCCGACCGGCACCGGGAAAACGGTGTGGTTTGCATCGCTGCTGAAAGAGTTCGATCGACTGCGCGCCTGGCTCGAGACCCTGAAGGCCGAGAAGCGGCACAAGGGCGCGATCATGCTGGTGATCGCGCATCGCGAGGAACTGCTCGACCAGGCGGCCGAGAAGATCCAGCGGCAGAACCCCGGCCTGATGGTGTCTATCGAGCAGGGCGACCGACACGCCAACAGCTACAGCGACGTCGTGATCGCCAGCATCCAGACGCTGGCCGCGATGAAGTTTCGCCGGCTGAAGCGGCTGCTGCAGCGGCACACGTTCCGCCTGGTGATCGTCGACGAGGCACACCACGCCGCGGCAGCCAGCTATCGCACGGCGCTGGTGCATCTGGGCTTTCTGCCGGCGGCCGACGCCAGCGAGTCGAGCGAGATCGAGGCGATCACGCACGACGACATTGCCGTGATGACCGACGCGCTGCAGGGCTGGGACGCGATCGCGCCGCGCGACCGGCTGCTGGTCGGAGTCACCGCGACGCCGAACCGCAGCGACGCGATCGGCCTGGGCTGCGTGTTCCAGACCATCGGCTACAGCTACGGCCTGAAGGAAGCGATCGACGACGGGTATCTGGTGCCGATCACGCCCTGGGTGATCGAGACGTCGACGAACCTGGATAGCGTGCGCACGTCCCACGGGGATTTCAACCAGCGCGAGCTGGCCGATGCTGTCAACAACGACCGGCGCAACAAGCTGGCCGTGAACGGCTGGCACGAACTAGCGATCGGCATGTCGACGATCGCCTTTACCGTCGACGTCGCGCACGCGCACGCGCTGGCCGAGGAGTTCACGCGCGCCGGCGTCGTGGCTCGAGCGGTCAGCGGCGAGACGCACAAGGAGGAGCGCCGGCAGATCCTGAAGGATTACAGCCGCGGAGAGGTGCAGGTGATCACAAACTGCATGGTGCTCACGGAGGGCACCGATCTGCCGCTGACCGAGTGCATTCTCCATTGCAAGCCGACGAAAAGCGCGACGCTCTACGAGCAGATGACCGGCCGCGGGCTGCGCGTGCATCCTGACGACCCGGCGGGCCCGGCCAGGCTCGAGATGCTGCAGCGGGCGAATCCGCGCATGGTCAAGCGGCAGTGTGTCGTGATCGACGTCGTGGACATAGCGCGCCGCCACAGCCTGCAGGCGGCCCCGACGCTCTACGGGCTGCCGCCTGGCATCAACGCGAACGGCAAGCCGCTCGACGAGGTGCTGGAATGGCTCGAGAAGATGCGCGAGGAGCTGCCGGGCTTCAACGTCGAGGAGCAGCTGCAGAATGGCATGCTGACGCTCGAGCAGCTGAACGCCAAGGCCAGCACGTTCGACATCTGGAAAGTGCAGAGCCTGGGCGCATTCGGCAACGGGCGAGCGCTCGACTGGATGAAGACGGGCGACGACCTGTATCAGCTGCGCTACCCGTGGCAGGACGGCAACGAGATCCTGAAGGTCCAGCGTGACATGCTGGGGCACTTCGAGGTCACCCTGACCCTTCGCCCTGCCGACAACGGCCCGACGCGCCAGCGCACGCTGGTGACCGGCCTGGAGACGTCCGACCAGGCGGCCGGCATGGCCGAGCAATTCGTGTTTCGGGAACGGCGGGCGGTGACGAAGATCGCCGACAAGGATGCCCCATGGAAGGCGCGGCCGGCGAGCCCGAAGCAGACGGCCGCCCTGCAGCGCATGCGCGTGCCGTTCAAGCCGGGGATCACCATGGGCGAGGCGTCGAAGCTGCTGGATCTGGCCATCGCGCGCCGGCCAGCGCGACGCTAGTGTGACCACCGCAGCGAATTACTACATTTTGGGGGTATCGCTGGCGAGAGCGCAGGGAGTATAAAACGGCTGGCCGGCGCAAGGGAGTTGACCCCTAGCGCCGACCGACAAATCGCGCCCGTGAGTGCAGCACGGAGGCGTTCGCGGTCGCAATTCTAACCCGCCAAACCTCTCAACTCAATCGGATCCGCGTGTAGGGCCTGTGACGGTATGCAGACAGTGGGCAGGCCCTACTCGAAAGCCGGCGACCACGGGGAGTCGCGAAGCCGGCAGCGTGGGTGCGTGAGCATCAGAGCGCGCGAATGGGCTGGTGCAGCCAGCTAAAAGTCTGATGCAGTTCGGCGCGCTGTCACGCGACCGGACCCTAGCGCGGGCGGGCTGATCCTGGGGGTCATTCACGACTGCGAAGGCACGCACGCCAAACTAGGGCGGTGCTTTGCCTTCACACGAACGAGCCGAAACCTGAAGGTCATTCATTTGAGAGAGGGGATTTATGGCTGACGATCTGGAATCGATCACTAGAAGACTAGGGCCACACATCAAAGACCTAGAAGCCACGATCGCGCGGGCCCATGAGCAGCTGCGCACGATCAAGGAAATGCTGGCCGGCGGCAACCCGGTCGGCGTCGCGCGGGATCTGTTCGCCGACAGCTGGCGCGCCAAATACGGCGAGCCTTACACCTGGAGCTACGCGAAGGACAGCGCGCAGATCAAGCGGCTGCTGCGCGCGATGGGCGCCGAGGATCTGCACGCGCGGATGCTGGCCTATCTGTCGACGTCGGAACCGTTCATCGATCGCCAGCGGCATAGCTTCGGCCTGTTTGCGTCGACGGTGAACAGCTACAGCGCTCGAGGGCGACGCGAGGATGCGCCGCCGGCCGGCTGCCAGCACACGCCGCGCTGCAGCAGCGACGTCGAGCACACCCGCAAACGCGGGACCGAGCGCCAGGCGTGAGCGCAGCGCGTCGACGTCAGGCGCCGCCACCCGACGAACCGCCCGACGAGTCGATCGTTCCACCGCACAGCCTCGAGGCCGAGCGGTCGACGCTGGGCGCGGCCATCATGGATCGCAAGGCCGCCGACTACGTGGTCGACCACCTGGTCGACGCCAGCTATTACCGCAAAGCGCACGCGCAAATATTCACGGCGATCCGAGCGCTGCGTCAGCGCAGCGAAGACATCGACCTGATCACGCTGAAGACGGAGCTGGGCGCCCGGCTGGACGAATCCGGCGGGCCCGCCTACATCAGCGCGCTGATCGACGGCGTGCCGCGATCGTCCAACGTCGGGCACTACTGCGCGATTCTCGAGGATCTGCGGATGAAGCGGGCGCTGGTCGCCTTTGGTCGCGACGTGATCGAGCACGCGACATCGAACACGACGCAGGCGCCGGCGATCGTGCAGCTCGCCGACCGCCGGCTGCTCGAGCTGCAGAGCGGACACAGCCAAGGCCGCATGCAGAGCGTGCGCGATTCGCTGCCGGCCCTGGTCGACGACATCGAGCGCCGCATGCAGCACCCCGGCGAGCTGACCGGCCCGACGACGGGGTTTACTGCAGTAAATCGCGAGACGCTGGGCTGGCAAGCCGGCGACCTGATCATCGTGGCGGCCAGGCCGTCGATCGGCAAGACGACATTCGTGCTTAACTCCGCGGTCGCCGCGGCCACGGCCGGCAGCCGCGTCGCGATCTTTTCGCTCGAGATGCGCCGGCTGCAGCTGGAATACCGCATCATGAGCCAGCTGACCAGGATCCCCCTGACGCAGATCCTGGAAGGCCGCATCATGCAGGCCGACATGCCGCGGATGACGGAGGCGATCGCCGAGATCAGCGCGCTGCCGATCGAGATCGACGACACCACCGGCCGCACGTCGTGGGATATCCGCAGCGCGTGCCGGCGGATGAAAGCCGATGGCGGGCTCGACCTGGTGATCGTCGACTACGTGCAGCTGATGGCCGGCAGCCTCGAGAACCGCAACGCATCGCGCACTGAGCAGATGACCGACATCAGCCGGCGGATGAAGACGCTGGCTGACGAGGGCGGGTTCCCGGTGATCCTGCTGTCGCAGCTGTCGCGCGCCGGCGAAGGCCGCACGGACCCGCGGCCGAAGCTGTCAGACCTGAGAGAAAGCGGATCGCTCGAGCAGGACGCCGACATCGTGGCGTTCCTGCACCGGAAGCACCACCGCGAGGGCGGGCTAACCGAGTTCATTCTCGAGAAGCAACGCAACGGCCCGACCGGCACCGTGCTGCTGCACCTGGAGCGCGACACCACCACGTTCACCGACGCCGCGGCCGACGCCGTGATCCCCGAGCCGACCGCCGTCGAGAAGCAGGAGGCCCGCAAGGTCAAGCAGGTGAATTTCTTCAAGCAGAAAGCTCGACGTTGACAGATCGTAGAGTTGTTGTCAGAATCCCGGCACACCCATGATCTACATCGGCATCGACCCCGGCGTCGGCGGCGGTCTAGCTGCGATCGATTCGACGAGCGCGGTGCATTCCGCGATCGCGATGCCAGAGACAGAGCGCGACGTGCTGGACTGGATCTCGAGATGGAACGCCACGCCGGCCCTGGCCGTGCTCGAGCGCGTGCGCAGTTCCCCGCAAATGGGCGTCGTGTCAGCTTTCACGTTCGGCCGCGGCTACGGCGCGCTGCGCATGGCCCTGACGGCTGCGCGGATCCCATTCGACGAAGTGCTGCCGCGGACCTGGCAAACGCTGCTGTTCTGCCTGACCAAAGGCGACAAGAACGTTACGAAGCTGAGAGCGCAAGCCCTATTCCCATCGCAACAAATTACGCACGCGACGGCCGACGCGCTGCTGCTGGCGGCTTACTGCCGCCGGATCGATCACCGGCCAGAGGAGAGACAGCATGGCAAAGCGCAAGGCCGCCGGAAAAAGTAAGGCGACCAAACCGAAGGGCAAGGCCGGAAAGCCGGGCAAGCCTCGAGCGACGGCGGGATCGCGAGCGAAGGCCGCCAACGCTCGAGCCCGGCACCGAGGCCCGCGGGACGAACCGCTGCCGGGCATGGGCGAGGTGCGTATCCGATCGCTCGACGAAATTTGTGTGTCGATCGCTGAGACGCGCGCATCGATCAACGAGCTGAAGGGCGAGGAGACGGGCCTCGAGCAGACGGCGCTGAGCCTGATGCGCAAGCACGACAAAACGGCCTGGCGTCATTCGGGCGTCGAGCTGGTGCGCGTGCCGGGCGAGGAAAAGCTGCGCGTCCGCACGTCGCAGGAGCGCACGGCCACCGCGGAGAGCGCACCCAGCGACGCGACGGCTGCCGGCGACGAGGGCGGCGACGACGGCCTGACCGACGCGGAGCGCGAGGAGGCAAGCGGAGAATGAACAAGGAACGCCTGACGCGGATCCCCGACCAGCAGACCATCGTTCTCGGCTGCTACACGCTCGACGCCACCGGGATCACAGTCAAAGGGAAACCCAATTACACCGATCACCTGGCAGTCGGGGATTTCGTCAAGCGTGCGCATCGCGCCAGCGGCTTCTGGCTCGCCGACTGGTTACGGTATGGCGAGTCGAGAGCCGACTGGCGCGAGAAGCTGTCACAGGCGGTCGACGCGACCGGCCTGTCGGAGAAGACCCTAAAGAACGTCCGCGCGATCGGCGGCATCGACAAATCCCGGCGCCGGGATGACGTCGATTTTTCGTTGCACAGCGAGGTCGCCGCGCTGGACCCCGACGAGCAGAAGGACTGGCTGCAGCAAGCGAGCGATGAAGGCTGGACCCAGCGCGAGCTGCGCACCATGATCCGCGCCGCCAGGCGCACGGCTGTGATCGACGGCCAGGCCGTGCTTGAGGGGATGTATCGCGTGATCTACGCCGATCCGCCCTGGCTCTATTCGGACAGCGGCCCGACCGTCGACGGTTCGCTGGGCAAGGCCGAGCGGCATTACCCTGGAATGACGATCGAGCAGCTGTGTGCCCTGCCTGTCGCCGCGCACGCGCTGCCGAATAGCGTGCTGCTGATGTGGATCACCGCTCCGCTGCTGCTGCAGAACCCCGGCCCGCGTGACGTGCTCGAGGCCTGGGGATTCACCTACAAAACCGGCGCGGTCTGGGACAAGGTGCTGGGCAACTACGGCCATTACTTCCACGTCCGACACGAGCACCTGGCGATCTGCACCCGCGGCAGCTGCATGCCCGACGTGCCCACGCCGTCGCCGGATTCGATCATGGTCGAGCGACGCACGGCACACAGCCGCAAGCCGGCGATCGCGCGGAAGACGATCGAACAGCTCTGGAACCGCGGGCCCTACCTCGAGCTGTTCGGCCGCGAGCAGGTGCCAGGCTGGTCGGTATTCGGCAACGACGCCCGACTGTGGGCGCAGCAGGAGGCAGCGAGCTGATGGAAAACGAAATGGATCCGAAGGCCGGCCCTGAGTTCCACGCGCTGGCCGAGATGTGGGAGCTGTTCGAGAAAGCGATCCGCACGCGAGGCGTCAAGGATCAACCGACGCTGGTGCTGTGTCGGTCGGCCTTTATGGCCGGCGCCGAGTGTCTGCTGAACGGGTTCATGATGGCCGTTGGCAGCAAGGAGACGCCCGACGCCGAGCGCGACGCCGCCGGCATGGCCTGGATCGACGGCGTGCGCAAGGAGATCACCGACTACGCACTCGAGATGCAGCGGCTGAAGGGCGAGATCGAGAAAGGCAAATCGCGCATCGTTCGACCAGGCCGCGATTGGCGCGGCTTCCGCAACAACTGAGGGCACACCATGAACGGCTGGGGAGTCGGTCGCGAGGTCGAGAAGGTGAAACCGTTTGGCGATCAGGCACACGCGCAGATCGCGAAGCTCGAGGCGAGCGCTGCCGCCTGCAAGATCGTCGGGCTCGACGAGATGGCGCGCGACATGACGAAGGCCGCCGACCTGCTGCGCGAGGCGATCGCCATCGCAGCCGCACGCGCGCCGCAGTTCGTCAAGGCCGCGCGCAAACTGCGCCGGAGAGTAGGGGCTGACGTTGACGCCGCACGATAGCGTCAAGCGCTACCCGCTCGAGTGGCCTGTCGGCTGGAAGCGCACACCGCGCCACGAGCGCCGGCGTGCGCCGTTCGGCACGAAGAACACCGCCGACAACCGGCTGACGATCTTTCAGGCGACCGGCCGACTCGAGGCCGAAGTGCAGCGCCTGGGCGGCGACGATGCCACGCTGTCGACGAACGTGTCGCTCCGCATGGATGGCCGGCCCCGCTCCGACGAGCAGCCGGCCGACGTCGGCGCCGCGGTCTACTTCCGCTACAAGGGCAAGGCCACCGTGTTCGCGTGCGATCGGTTTACGACGGTTGCTGACAACATCGCCGCGATCGCGGGCCACATCGAGGCGCTGCGCCGCGTCGAGCGCTACGGCGTCGGCAGCCTCGAGCAAGCGCTGGCCGGCTACAAGGCGCTGCCGGCCGACACCGCCGCGAACTGGCGCAACGTGTTCGGCTTCACGCCTGACCAGGGCGTCACGAAGCAGCAGCTGCGCGACGCCTTCCACACAGCATCTCGTAAAGCACACCCCGACAAGGGCGGCAGCGAGGAGCAGCAATCGCACGTCAACCGCGCGCACGACTACGCGGAGAAGGATCTCGGGTTCGTATGATCCGCCGACACAAGTGCAACGTCGTGATCGAGCATCCGGCCGAGCGCGGCACGGTGATCACCGAGCTGCGCCCATGGTTCATGATCGACAACCAGCACCCCTGGGCGCCGTTCGTGGCCAGCTGGCTGCGCCTTGGCGCTGTCGCCGGCCGCATGCAGATCGACCCCTGGCAGATCGAGGCGCTGCTCGACATGCTCGAGGCGCTGCGCCCACGGCCCGCAGCTGCCGACCCGGCCGAGTATCAGACCGCCCTGGTCGACCGCCTGGCCGAAGCGCTCGAGCGCCAGGAGGCGCCGCCGGCCTTCCCGTTCGGCATCCTGGGCGAGCGCGAAACGTGGCACGCCATCCTGGGCCCGGCCGTGCGCACCGATTACGGCTGGATCCGCGATCGCTTCACGAAGGACGCGCCGACGTTCCTGGGCTGGGACCGATCGAGCGGTCGCGATTGGACCGTCGAGCACCGGCCCGTGTGGTTTACGTGTGAGCACTGCCGCCGGCGGTTCGACGGCAATCGCAGTGTGCCGCGGTTCATCCACATACCCAGCGCGCCGCTCGAGCGCAGCAGCGTCTATTTCTGCAGCGACGAGTGCCAGGCCAACTACGTCGCCGGCAAGCCACCGACGCCGTGACGATCGACGAGGCGAAGCAACGGGCGGCCGATCGTGTGCGGCGCGATCTCGAGATGACCGTCGCGTTCCGTGCGAAGTGCCAGCTGCTGAAGGAGGAGAGCCGCCGCCGGCGCACCGAGCGCAAGACGCGGCGACTCGAGTGCCTGGCCCCGCTGCCGTCGTGCCGTGTGTTCATCACGGGCCCGCGCTGGCGTCAGCGCTTCGGTGTCGAGCTGCGCGCCCTGGCCGACGTCGCCCCGCAGTCGACGCAGTTTCATCCTGACGGCCGCAAGATTCTGATCTACGACTTCGAGGACGACGTGCGCGAGCTGGTGCTGGTGCCCATCCGCGGCGAGCTGCCCGCGATGTGGAGCGATCCGAGAGAGCAGCTAGGACTGAGGACACCATGACGAAACGGATCGAGGTGCGCTGCTGCTGCCAACCGACCAAACTACTCGGCTGGATCGACGTCGATGCCAGCAAGGTAATCGAAGGCCGCACGCTGGTGTTCACGCCGCCGCGCTACGCGCTGCTGCATCGTGAGAACGTCGAGGTGCTGCCGACCGCGGCCGACGATCGCATCGCGCTGCCGATCGCCATGGTGCAGTTCCCTGACGGTCGGCAGTATCTGGCGCTCAAGAGCGAGGAGACGCCGATCGAGCGGCTGCGCACGCTGAAGGCGTTCATTGAGGCGCCGCCACCGGAGCCCGCGACCTGGCCCCCGCGATGAAGGCCTGGCCCGTCGACGCCCCGTATCGATTCGGCGGCCAGCCGCTGAAGGTGTTCATTCGCCATATGTCGCATCCGGCCGGCGTCAGCTCAGGCCGATCGCTGAAGCTGATCACCGTGGCGCTGCCGAACGGCGACACGTTCACCGGCTGGGAGCTGCACGGGCCGACCTGGCAGCTGCTGCAGGTGAACGAAGCGGCCGAGCCGTCCATGTGGCTCGAGACGTCCGACCCGGTAACCCTCTACCCGCTGCCGCCGGAGCTACGCGCATGAACGACATCGGCGTGATCGTCCGCTACGAGGGCACGATCGTCGATCGGATCTGTCGCGCGTGCCGAGCCTGCAACGTCGTGCGCCTGGTCTACATCGTCTTGACCGACACCGGCGACCGCGTGACGATGTGCAGCTTCTGCCACCAGGTGATCGATCGCGAGCGGATCTCGTGAGCGACGACGGCCGCGCCGAGAACATCCGCGAGGTGCTGGGGCACTTCATCGGCTGCCGCCTGGTCGACATCACGCAGCAACTTGACAAGAACGACAACGCCCCCGCGACCAAGGAGGAGCGCGGGATTATCTGCCTGCACTTTGACAACGGCCATACAATCGAGGTCGACGCGAGCGACGGCTTATCGTTCGACGTCGACGACACCCCCGACAACTCAAAGGACGGAACATGATTAAGAGACTCGCTCTCGCTGTGGCGCTGGCGCTGATCGCGGTCACCAGCCAGGCGCAGCCCGGCCCCCGTGCGGAATGGTCGCAGCATCTGGACACCGGCCAGACGCTGCAAGGCGCGATCTACAGCTGGCAGGTGGACAACGGGCCGTTCGCGGTCCTGGCGCACACCTGCACCGCGCAAGTGCCCGACGTGCAATGCAGCGCGCCGTTGACGGCCGCGCAGGCGCCGGCGGGCTCGCATAAATACACGCTGCAGCTGGCCACGCCGTTCGGCCAGGCCGCGACCACACAGACCGGCGCGCCCCCGAATGCGCCCGGCGGTTTCCGCATCATCACGGTGACCGTGACGATCGCCACGCCAGGCGCTGCCGATGCTGCCGGCAAGCGCTGACCCTCGCTACTGCCCGCTGTGTAATCGCAGGACACCCACGGTCATGGTGAACGAGGGACCGTTTACCGTGGCCAGCTGCGGCAACTGCGGAATGGTTCACCGGATCAGCGACGCACCCGTGAGGCCGCGAGGCGTCCCGGTGCCGGGATCCCCATGCAGATCGACCAATGGCTAAGAAGAAGGCTCGTAAGAAAGGACCGCCAGCGCGCCCGACTGAAGATCAGAAAACTACTGAGGGTCTGCAGAAGCGGCTGGCCAATCTCACCCGCCGCGGTTTGGGTCGGCCCGCCGGAGTGCCTAACAAGGTCACCCGAGAGGCCAAGGAGGCATGTAACGCTATCGTCGACGATCCGCTTTACCGGGAATCCCTACGGATCCGCATGATTGCGGGCACCGCGGGCCCGATGGAGCTGTTGATCTGGTATTACGCCAAGGGCAAGCCCAAGGAACGGCTCGAGGTCAGCGCCGACGAGAAGCTGAGCACGCTGATCCAGCAGGCGATCGCCCGGCCACCGCTGCCGCCACCGGCCGAATATGTGCCGACGCCACAAGCGGAGCCCGGCCGGAATCCTTAATGAAAATGCGAAGTGCTCACCGTAGAGTAGCGGCCTGGTGCCGTGTGCAGTTCTGGCTGCGCACGGCCTGGCTGCGACATGGCCGGCAGTGTCGAGACTGCGATCGGCCGCTACTCTGCAAATTGATCAAGGGCGGTAGTCGACCGTGTGACCGCCCATGATCACCGGCCAGGTGAAGAACGCGACGGCCGACGACGCGGCCGTGCTTCACCGCTGGCGCTGGCGCCCGCTCGAGATGGTGCGCGAGCTGTTCAGAGTCGAGCCCGACGCCTGGCAGGCCGAGGCCCTGGCCAGCTTCCCCTACGACCAGCGCATCGCCTTCAAAGCCTGCAAGGGCCCCGGCAAGACGGCCGTGCTCGCCTGGCTGATGTGGAATTTTCTACTCACGCGCCCGTATCCCAAGGTCGGCGCAACGTCGATCTCCGAGGATAATCTCGACACCAACCTCTGGCCGGAGCTGGCCAAGTGGCAGAAGGTCAGCCCGCTGCTGTCGCAGCAATTCACCTGGACGAAGACCCGCGTATTCCTGACCGACGAACCGGAAAACTGGTTTGCCGTCGCGCGCACCTGGCCGCGCACCGCTGACCCGCAGCGCCAGGCGGAAACCCTCGCCGGCATCCACGCCGACTATGTGGCGTTCTTCCTGGACGAGAGCGGATCGATCCCGTTGTCGGTCGCGGTGACCGCCGAGGCGATTCTGGCGTCAGGCATCGAGAGCAAGCTGGTGCAGGCCGGCAATCCGACCAGCCTGGAGGGCCCGCTCTATCGGGCTTGCACGCTGGACCGCGCGCTGTGGAAGGTGATCGAGATCACCGGCGACCCCGACAACCCGAAGCGCTCACCGCGCATCGACCTGAAATACGCGCGCCAGCAGATCGCCAGCTACGGCCGCGATAACCCCTGGGTCATGGTGAACGTGCTGGGGCAGTTCCCGCCGGCGAGCTTGAACGCGCTGCTGGGTGTCGAGGAAGTGAACGCCGCGATGCAGCGCGGGCTGCGACTCTACGAATACGAGCACGCGCAGAAGCGCCTGGGCATCGACGTCGCGCGATTCGGTGACGATCGCACCGTGATCTTTCCGCGCCAGGGCAAGCGCTGCTTTCGGCCGCGCGTCATGCGTCACGCGCGCAACACCGCGGCCAGCGTCGACATCGCCACCGCGGTAATCCGCGCGAAAACGAAGTGGGGCAGCGAGCTGGAGTTCATCGACGCCACCGGCGGCTGGGCGGCTGGTGCCTCCGACATCATGCTCGACGCGGGATACACCACCTACAACGTGCAGTTCGCGGCGCCGGCGCTCGATCGTCGTTACGCCAACCGGCGCGCGGAATGCTGGTTTGAGATGGCGAAGGCGATCAAGAACGGTGCATCGCTGCCGAACCTACCCGAGATGATCCCCGAGCTGACGCAGCCGACCTATACGTTTCGCAAGGGGCAATTCGTGCTCGAGGAGAAGGAACAGATCAAGGCGCGCATTGGTGTGTCGCCCGATCTCGCCGATGGCCTGGCGACGACCTGGGCGCTGCCGGAGATGCCCGCCAAGGCGCTCGAGCACGTCAGAGCAGCCGCGCACGCGGAGCGCGACGCGGATCCGTTCAATTAGGGAGGCAGAGAATGGCGTATGTGGATGAGGGCGCGGCGACGGCCGAGCATGTGCGCACGTTGCCGGTGTTTGAGCTGGGCGTCGGCTACGATCGCACGGCCTGGTTTGTCTACCACCGGCTGCGCGGCAACACGGTCTGGCTGAAGCACTGCGGGCCCTACTCGACGCGCGAGCAGGCCGCCGACTGGATCAACGCGATCCGAGTCGAGGGCGCCGAGTGAGCGACCAGGTGCCCAACTACGATCACGATCTGCCGTCCGACGTCCGCGCCGAGCTGATGTCGTGCGCCGTGAGCAACGGTCGCATCAACTACTACTGGCTGTGCGAGCTGTGGCGCAAAGGCCACCGCGCCGGCGAAGCTGACACCGTGGCGCGACTCGAGCGCGTGCGGCTGGCCGACGAATGAGTTTTCTACGACACGCCGAGCGGCTGGCGCTCGAGCGCGCGCAGCTGGTCGCACCAGGGATCCGTCGTGTGTCGGATGCCTGGCGCGCGTCGACGTTGTGGACGACGTGCAGGTTTCGCGGCACACACAGCTGCTGTCTATGCGACGGCGACGCCGGCAAAGAGGGCTGGCGACCAATCAGCAACGGGTTCGACCGCATGCTGCGCGTCTGCCTCGAGTGCTGGCCAAGGGGGAACAATGCAGGGTAACGATCGGAAGCTGTCGCCGGAGGAGCAAGCACACGAGGATCTGAAGCGCCGGCCCGGCACCGTGCTGCGATTCAGCGATCGCGAGTATGTGGTGTCGCCGAACGGCAAGCAGGTGCGTCGCGCGATCAACGGTGAGCCCGCGATCAGAGTCAGAGGCAAGGCGGCCAGGCGACGCGAGAAGAAGCAGCGACGCGAGGCGCGCCAGCAACTCGATCGCGCCATACAGCAGCAGCTCGAGGAGGAACGCGCCACGGCCGCGGCGCGCGAGTATTACCGACAGATCGACGGCGAGCCCCAGCTATGAACGCCTATCTGCGATCGGCCACGGTCGACGATGCCGACCGCGTGCTCGAGATGGCGATCGCCTTCATCAGTGATCCCCGACACCCCTACGCTGGGCTGTTCGACTGGACGCCAGAGCGCATCAAACAGCTGGTCGACCTGGTGCTCGAGCGCGGTGTGATTCTGGTTGCCGTCGTCGAGGGGCGACTCGAGGGGATGATCGCGGCCGTGGCGTCGCCGGTGCTCTACAGCCACCAGATGGCGGTCGAGGAGATCGCTTTCTGGGTCGAGCCAGGCGAGCGCGGCGCCGGCATCGGGCCCGTGCTTCTGACAGCTCTAGAAGATTGGGCGTGTAGCAAAGGCATACATATGGTAAAACTTGTCGCACCTGATGGGTCGCGGACGGGTCGGCACTACCAGCGATTGGGGTATCTGCCGATCGAAACGGCCTGGGTTAAGAGGCTCAACTGACGATGGCAGCATTCACCACCTTGGCATTGATCGGCCTGGCGGCCGGCGGCGCGTTCGCCGCGAGCAAGGTGCTGGCGAAGGGTCCGAGCGATGCCGATCGCGAGAAGGCGACCGGCAAGCGCACGCCCAACGACGCGCCGGCGCCGACTCTCCTGGGCGGTGAAGCCCCGGCGCCCCCGAGCGCCGCGGTGACTGGCTCGAGCGCCGCGGCAGCTGCCAAGCAGGCCGCCGACAAGCAACGCAAAAAGGCCACGGCTGGCGCCACACTGTTGACCGGCAAACCCGTCGCACGGTCGGCCGCCAACACCGGCGCCCCGCGTTCGCTGATCGGCTACTGATGGCCGGCCCTGCCCGCTTCTACGACCTGGCCGACGTCCGCGGCCGAGTGCAACGCTACGAGAACCTGAAGGCGGCGCTGTGGCTCGATCGCAATACGTTCGATGCACACTGGCGCGAGCTGGGCGAGAACCTGAGCCCGCGACGCACGCGGTTCTTTGCCGGCGACCGCAACCGCGGCGACAAGCGCAACCAGAACATCATCGACAGCACCGGCCGATTCGCCGCGCGCACGCTGCAGAGCGGACTGCATGCGGGCCTGACCTCGCCGGCGCGCCCATGGTTCAAGCTGACGACGCCGGATCCCGACCTGGCGAAATTCGAGCCCGTGAAGGAATGGCTGCACGAAGTCACCCAGCGCATGCTGGTCGTGATGCTGCAGACCAATCTCTACAACTGCCTGCCGATCGTCTACGGCGACATGGGGATCTTCGGCACGTCGGGCATGGCCGTCGTCGACGACGAGAAGGATCTATTTCGTTGCTACCCTTATCCGATCGGCAGCTTCGCGATCGGCCTGAGCAACCGCGGTGTCGCCACGACGTTCGCCCGCGAGTATCAGCTGTCGGTGCGCCAGGTGATTCAGGAGTTCGGCCTCGAGGCCAACGGCCGCGATATCAACTGGTCGCGGATCAGCGAGCGCACGCGCCGACTCTGGGAGAACGGCCACACCGAGCAGGCGATCGATGTGTGCTGGATCGTCACGCCCAACGACGGTTACGACGCCACGAAATTCGAGAGCAAGTTCAAACGCTGGGCGAGCTGCCACTACGAGCAGGGCGTCGGCGACGATAAGAAGTTTTTGAAGGAGGCCGGTTTCGACAGCTTCCCCGTCATGGCCCCGCGCTGGGATATCACCGGCGAGGACACCTACGGCACCGACTGCCCTGGGATGACCGCGCTGGGCGACATCAAGCAGCTGCAGATCATGCAGCGGCGCAAAGGCCAGGCGATCAGCAAGATGATCGACCCGGCGCTGGTCGGCCCGACCGAGCTGCGCACGCAGCGCGTGAGCCTGCTGCCCGGCGACGTCACCTATCAGAACGTGCGCGAGGGGATGCAGGGCCTGAAGGCGATCCACGAGGTCGGCCTGAACCTGCAGCATCTGACCGGCGACATCGGCGAGGTGCAATACCGGATTCAGCGCGCGTTCTACGAGGATCTGTTCCTGATGTTGGCGACGTCCGACCAGCAGCGCGGCGCGCAGCCGATCACGGCGCGCGAGGTCGAGGAGCGCCACGAGGAGAAGCTGATCGCGCTGGGCCCGGTGCTCGAGCGCACGAACGACGAGCTGCTGGATCCGCTGATCGATCGCGTCTACATGCTGATGGAGCGCGGCGGCATGATCCCGCCCCCGCCGCCGCAGCTCGAGGGCGTGCGCGTGAAGGCCGAATACACGTCGATCATGGCGCAGGCGCAAAAGCTGGTCGGCGTCGTGGGCCTCGATCGGTTCGTGCAGTCGGTCGGCGCGATGGCCGAACTGTTCCCCGACGTGCGTTACAAGGTGAACGTGTTTCAGATCGTCGACAACTACGGCGACGCGCTGGGAGTCGATCCGCGGGTGATCGTGTCCAACGAAGACGCGACACAGAGCCAGCAGGCGGCAGCGAAGGCTGCACAAGCGGCTCAAGACGCGGAGACGGCGCAGCGCACCGCGGCAGCGCTCAAGTCCGCAGCAACG